GCCCAAATCAATGAGCTTTTCTTTTTATGATCAATAGAGTTATAGGAGGCTATTGACCAGGTAATATAATATTAGAGACTTTAGTTTCTTTTACATCTGTTTGCATAAACTGATTGTAATCAAAGTCTTCAGCGTTAACACCAAACATATGAATAAATGTTTCAATGTCTTTTTTATCACTTAAATAAAATTCAGAAAAAGTATCAACCAATCTTCTCTCCTCTTTAACTGTTTTACCAGTCTGTTGATTTGGTGTTTTTAATCTTATAGGGTCTCCGTTATCATCTAACTTTGGTACCATATGATATGATTGTTTCATTACTTTACTGATGACAGCTAAAATGCCTGACGCAGGGTCAAACATAGCTTCTGTATATGGTGAGTCTAAACTCACAGGTATCATTGTAAAGGATTTTGCATTTCTGAAGCTAGAGTTAACTAACATCATGTTCTGTCCTATTGTTGCCATAATTTTATTTTGATTTTATTTGGTTCAAAGATATACAAGTATCTTCTAATAACCTAACTAATAGATAATTATTATCTATAAGAGTCTCCTTTTCTAGATCTGGAGGTGTGCATACTTCATACACATCTACTAGTGATTCTACACTAACATCTAAAAATTTAGCATACTCTTCATGTGAATCCTCTGGTGATAAAAATGAATGTATATATTCTGATACTTTATCATCATTACCAAAGAAATCTAGTATTTTAACTTTACTATCAACAGAATATTTTGAATAACTGCCTTTAATAAAGTTATCATAATCAAACTTAAGCGAACTAAAGTCAAAAACAAATAAATGTTTACCCTCAGCAAGTTCTATGTGCTGATCATAATATTTATTTGAATGTATATTTTCAGTAATAAATTTCTGAAAGCTTTCATTCAGTGGAGTTTTATATAAACATAAAAACATTCTATCTTCAACAGAGTACACATCCTCCCAAGCAGAATAAGTTTGCTTTGGAACATGTGTTAAGCCTTTCCTTAACTCCAATAATGGATATAGAAAGACCTTACTCTTTTGAAAATAATCTGTGTATACTCCCATACTATAAGTTAACCTTATTTACTAAGAATTCATAGGGTAAAACATAGTTTCTTTCTTTATAATGGTAATCTGCTGCTTTTAAAACACCACCTAATCCTTCCGCCCATCCACTTAATGTATCCTGAGTTACATCAAACACATAAGCTTGGTTATATTTGTCTATAACAACAAATTTAAATTCTATAGTATAATCATCACGGTTCTCTATAGAATCCATAGAGTCCCAAACTAACTTACAATATATAGCTGCCTGTAACCAGTAGTTATAAAAGTCAACAGTCTCTTTAAAATCAGATATAGTCTTTCCGGTTGTCTTTAAGTCTGATATAACAATGCTCTTTTCTTTATGATCTATGCTATAGAAATCTATATAACCATGTAAACCAAAAGGCATCCCTTTTAACTTACAGCTTAAGTATTGTTCTGCATGTGTTTCATAATCATCTAACTCAAAGTCTGTTGACTCATTGCTAAACAATGCCATTACATCTTTCTTATCCTTTAATATATCAACCTGATCATTTGACCTATCTAATGTCATTTGATCAATTGTATCTTTGTTAGTATTATTTAAGAATTTCCAATAAGACTCATTGTCATCAGTTCTTACTTTAGCAAGTCTAGCTTCATCAGCTTTCAAAGACTGATATAGATTGACTGACTTTAACGAGTCTAGTATAACAAAGTCTTCACAATCTGCAAGTGTTTCCGCATCTGTATGAAGTGTTAAATCTTTCAGCACTCTTTTTACAGAATCTGTTGGGATTTTACCAGGCATAAGGTTAAACTTGCTCTCAAAATTTTCAGGCTCAAATAACAAACAATGTAAAAGCTTGCCTTCTACTAAATGTTTATCCGTTCTTACCTCTCTATCTTTTAATATATAGTCCTTGTAGAACAGGGACGGTGAAAATAATAATTTATTTAAAGAAGAGTAGCTAAAGCAGAATTCTTTATCTGCATAAAACTCCTCTTCTTTTTGATAATTTCTATTCATTTATCATTTTTTCTAATTTATCTGCAATATACAAATTTTCTAAGTCAACTTTAAATACTTGAGCACTTTTACCAACCATAGGGTCCATTAGAGTATTCATGAGTTTTTCTCTTGTTCTGTCTACTGCAAACCTTGTTAATTTTCTATCATTCATTAATGTATTCAGATAACTATTAAATGACCATATACCATTACTGTTATGATTACCTTCATAATGTTTTAATCTAGTACGCATTGCTTTGACATTGACTGAATTCCAGTTATTAGTATTTTTGAACCAATCATAATGCCAAAAATATAAACCTGATACCACATCAAATGATTTTTCTATGTTACAGTTAGCCAACATCTCCACAGCTAAAGATCTATTATCTATATCTGTACTAGTTATCATCTTTTCAATGTCATCATACTTATCATTTTCAATTACGGCTAGCTCAGAATCAATTATAGCTGATATTGATGAATCTAGAACTAGTTGACTAGTAGAGCTTAATAAATTATTAAAAGCTACATAGTTTTTCTTTGGTAAGATCCAATCAAATCCACTATCATAATCATTGAGCTCTTCTTTTTTCATCCATTTAACTAGATCATCATACATCTGTTCTCTTATATTTTTACTTTTATGATTGATACTATAATAACCTTGGTTCAGACGAAATTCAATCATACATGCAGGAGTAGCATTACTAAGAAAACCTCTAAGTACATCTAAAGCTTCATCAGTAAACCAATCAAAGTCTTTCATATGCTTAATTATCTTATAGGCATCACTATATGCTATAGATTTATTCCATGTTCTTTCAAAAAGAGTATCAAATAATTTTAAGGATACAATAGATATGTCTGCTTTTGTATTATCTCTAATAACCTTGCAGTTATATCTTTCCTTTAATAAATCTACCTTTTGTCTAGGTAGAGTTAATTTAGGAAACCTATATATCTTTTTGTCTTGTAAATCTATATTGTCTACATTATCAGGTATAGGCAATCCTAACAATTTAAAGTCTTCTTCTTCAATTTGATACTTATAATTGCTATATAAATATTGACATTCCTGTTCACTCCATTTTACAGCCACACCTGATAACTGATTTTTATCCCAATTACCAGTACCTTCAGGATACATATTAAATTCTAATTTAAATCTTTTTTTCATAATTTTATTTTAAATATTTTTGATACTCTTTTTTAACAGCCACTTGAAACGTATAAAGGTCTCTATTGTGAATGCTTATTTCTCTTCTTACTATAGGCTCAAGATACTTAAATGTTACTTTATCAAGCTTATCTTGCTCCTCTAACCATAATATCATGTCTTGTGCACTCTTACGGTAAAAATCATTAAAGTTTGATACATCTAGCCAATACTGCAAATCTTTATCTCTATTATCTGCATATGTTATACTATTACAGTCTTGTGCAAACTGCCACAATAAATGATAGTTTTTCTTATAGTCAATAGTAGGAATGATTTTAAGAGCCAAAGCTTTATCATCACCATATGAATTTAACTGAGTCTTAAGATCATTAAGAAGCTGTTCATCAAGAGTCATTTTAGTAGCAGACGCATGAAGTACTGTCTCAGGATCAATAACACTAACATCTGTAGTATCAATTATATGAGCCAGATTCAAAGCCATACCAGTAATTATCCAGTTATCATATAGGCTTTCTTCTACGTCTATATCATAGTATCTTACTGTATCAGTAACCTTGGCTGTAATAATACATTCTAGGCCTGAATCAGCAATTTTTTTAAGAACACCAAGTTTATTAACATCTCCTTTTGTAGTTTCATAATTCCATATCTTATTCATCATTATTGTAGTAGGAATATTTTCTGCATTACTTAATTTATGAGTAGTTATTTCCTCATGACCTATAATTAGATCTGCTAATTCATAATCATTTGTTACAGTTATACCATGCTCTTTAAGAGCAGCCTTTAATCTATCTTGTGATACATTACATCTAGGTAGTATAAAAGCTTTCTTTTTAGTTCTAAAAGTTTGGTCATCCTCTGTAGGTTCCAATAGTATAGTGTTTATCTTTTCATATGTTGTCTGATCTTGAGTACATAATACTTTATTAATACCTGTACTAGAAACTAACCCATATGTAGGGTCAGTCTCTAGTCCAAAGTATACTAAAGCATCAGTATCAAAATTTTGATATACTGATTTATTTGCCATTTTATTTCATTGTCATTTGGACAATCTCTGGGATCATCATCAATTTGTTAAACTTCTTTTTATTACCATTAAAGATGGTACGTACAATTAAATACTTAAGATCATTAGTAAAATAATCTTTAGTACATAAAGCCTTCAACCTATCAGTTACTTTCTGGTTAATAGTATTATCCTGTGAATATACTACAGCATAATTACCAAGTCTTGTAGCTAATGTTGATGCAATATCTGCACGATATGTATCATCTTTACCTATACAAGATCTTAACTCATTAAAGATATATTGTTCTCCATCATGTGTCAATAAATCTTTAGGTGTAACCAGTTTATCTAGCTTGTTATTAATGAATGTAGTAAACATAGAAGCAAATGCATCTCCAACACTACCCTCACCAATCATCTGAATCATGCTGAGGTTATCTTCAAAAGATTCAAAGCTTGATATAGAGTTAAAGAATGTTGTTATAGATCTAGCATTAGTCTCTTGCGTTACTAATTCAGGATGAAGTAATAAAAAGTTAATACATCTACTATCTATACCTGCACCTTCTGCCCACTGAGCCCATACATTTACATCAAACTTAAGATTAGCTGTAACATATCTAGTCTTCTGTGCACTATCTACACTGTTAACCATATAGTCACCATTATCCGGGTTAGCTGTTAATATAATATGCCAGTTCTTAGGTAGTGTCCAAGATATATAAGACTGTCTATCTATCAATTCCATAACTGCTTGAATAAATCTTGTGTCAGCTCTATTCCAGTCATCTAATAATAGTATACCACCTTCTTTAGCATCAGCTATCCATTCAGGTGCACAATAAGACATTCTATTTTTACCAGTAATTTTATATCCTTGTTTAAGATATTCTTGTACAGCAAGTTCATCAACCCATTGACCAACTTTCTTGGTTACAGTTTGATTTAAGTTAGCTAGACTAGCACCTGCAGCTCTTTGTGCTGCTGTAACCATAGCAATGTCATTATTCTTTACTGCTATTTTCTTTTCTTTATACATCTGAAACTGTCTTACAGGGAAACCTACAAGATTACCAAGCTCCTCAATCTGTGCTAAGTTTAATTTTACAAATGCTAAATCATTTTCTTTAGCCAGCTCTACTATTGTAGAAGTTTTACCTATACCTGATTCACCCACAACTTCCACTGATACTGGTCCTTTACCATTATCTTGAAGATATCTGTTATTAGATATAATGTGATTTACAAATCCTTTTAGTTCTGTTACATTTAAATTTACTTGTGCCATTTTCTTTTATTAATTAAGTTGAATTTTCTGTCCTGGTAACACTTCATTTATACTGCAGTTAGAACTATGAACCCATAAAGTATTATTAGGGCAGTTCTCTGGAGCATATGCTTCACCATCTGTTAAATATATAAGAGCTGTATATTGCCCTTTGTTTTCATTATAGTAGTCTATTACTGGTTGGAAGCTTGTTCCACCACGACCATGTATTTCCCAATCCTTTCTTGGATTAAACTCTTTTACACTATTTAGTTTAGTATCACATTGAGCTACTGTAATCTTATGACCTGTCTTATGCATATGCGTAAGTTCACTAAAGAATTCCTTTAGCTCATCATTGTTTACAGATCCGCTTGTGTCAACACCAACAAGTATATGATTCTTAAATTTAATCTTAAGACCTGGGTTAGCTGCATAACGTTTATTATACTTACGTCTCAGCTTCTTTGTATAAACTACACTAGAGTTACCTGCAAATCTTCTTAGATAAGCTTTCCAATCAAACTTAGGAGGTTCTATATGCATCAGCCTATGTATAAGCTCAGCTAACTCACCCGGTATATTACCTTGTTTCTTTACTGTTTGCTCAGCAGATTCTTTTAACTGATGCTCAATTTGTTTTTGCATTAGTTTTTTATCAGCTTCAGGTAATGAATCAAAATCATCCCATGTACCATGACAATATTGTGACTCACCATTCATCTGATCCATAAGATTATCTAAAGAAGGTGAAGTACCATCTTGGTGTGCCTGTTCAAGTAATTCATAGTATTTATCCGTACCAGCCTTCCTAGGTAAATTTATCTCAGGAAAACTTGATAGTAATAAACCACCTTCAGGTAGTTTACTTTCCAGTATGTACTGGTTGATTTCTAAATCTGCAGCTATATTAAATAATTTATGATCTGAATATAGACTTCTAGTTATAAGATGACCAAATGCAATATGCAATAGCTCATGCTTAATTAAACCAAATCTATGATCTTCACTAAGGTTATTATAAAACTCAGGGTTTATAGTCAATTGACATCCAATATTATGTTTGCTTACTCCTGCAGTAGGCAGTTGCATGCTATACTTTTTATTGATACCAATTAAAAAGAGCCCGTAAAAGGGCTCTGCAAATATTAAACTTTTGGTTGTCCTAGCAACCTGATCTTGTATGTTAATCATTATCTTTTATTTTTCTAAGTATGTCCATATAAACTTTATCTGCTTTGCTTTTTTCTATATATGCATAAACTCTATTTGTATTAAAAGACCCTATCTCAAAGCTATACTCTACTGCTATACAAAAATCTACACGATCTTTAAATAGCAATGCTTTAGCCATAAGCTTATCTATAATGTCTTTGTCTTTATAGTTTGCATTATTATATATTTCACAAGCTAAAGCTCTATCTTCAAGTAATCCTGAAAACATTTCTTTATATGTAAAAAACTCATCTATTGTTATTATTCTCTTCTTTGCCATTTTCAATTAATTCTATCCATACACCGGGGTTTTTTTTATCATAAGAATATTGTTCAAATGCTGGTATAATAAACTCAGCATTATCATCTTCAATCCATCCGTGTTTAACCATATCATCTTGTACTGTCTGTGCAGGATTAATATAATCAAACTTATGACGGCTGCCTCTTATAAACTCAAATGATACTTTAACAGGTAGATCATTCTTAGCAACTTCAGCTTTAAAATCCTCAGCATACTTAGCATATATATCTTTGGTAGCCTTTCTATAATTCATTACAGCTTTGCTAGCAATAAAATATTTACCTGTCCAACGCCTACCGTTTTTACTTGAGGGAACATTGCCTGGTATCCACCATCTTATTTTTGTCATAATTATTTATTTAATGTTGTTTTTAATAATGGTTTTAGCATAGCATGTGTCTTATCAAATCCTATTTCTACCATAGCATCTGATATGTCTTTGCATATAGTTGGTGTACATCCATTTATATTATATGCATCTGCATATCTTTTAACTGCATGTTTACCTGCATCATCATTATCAAACAACGTTATTATACTTTTGTACTTTTTCTTAAGATTTGCTATGATATGGGGTTTAATCATAGTGTTCTCAGAGTCTGGACTAATAACTTCTAGGTTATAACCCATACCTTTTAAACACATTGCATCTTTAAGAGATGAGCAAATCACCAAGTAAGGTTCTTTATACTGCAGCTGATCTATTCCCTGGATATAGTTCTTTACTTTATGAAACTTATGCTTTTTACTATGAGGCTGATATATTTTATATACTTCACCATTTCTATCAAAGTAACCATAGCAATGTTTGCTTCCAATCTTTAAAGATTCTATTTCCAATGCATCTTGCTTAATCATATTAAAATATTCTATTGGCTTTACATTATACTGATCTAATAATGTTTTGCCTATTCTATATGATAGCCAGTAATTAGCATCATCCTGATTCCATTTTCTATACTTTATAAAGTCAATCTCCCATTTAGCCTGAGGCACAAACTCAACACTGACTTTACCATTTTCCTGTATATACTTATTGTAATCTTCTATTATTCTTCTTGTAGCCTGAGGATAACCCAACTTAAACATGTGTCTAATTAAGTCTGACTTGTTACCTCCAATACCTGTAGAAAAGTCTTTAAACTTATATTGCATTATGGTTTTATCCACGTATATGCAAAAGCTTGGAGTCTTGTCATTAGGATTAAATATTGAATTAATCTTAATGTCTTGACCTGTTAGCTGTTCAGGTAAGTCTAGATAATACTGAAACACCCAGTAACTTGGTACGTCTGTTTCTTCTAATATTAAATTTTTAGTGCTGAACATAATCCAAATATATTAAAAAGATATGGGCCCAGCATTATACTGAGCCCACTCTTTTGGTTTTATATTACAGATCAAAGTCACTTCCAGAAGCTGTTGCAGGCTCAAAATTTGAAGCTGTTGTTTCTTTCTTTAAATAAGGTCTAAAATGATTTGTATTATTTCTATCAAATGTTAATAGGTTAGAGCTTTCTTTATCTAACTCTTCTAATGGCATACCATCTTTACTTCTCTTAGGTAAAAACAAGTCATTATTTACATAACCTTCTTTGTTTTCCCACTCACGTGCACCTAAGCAAGCATTGATATATCCTGTTTCAGAACATACATTAGCAGCCTTAACCATAAAGTCTTCAATTGTATTTGCCTCAATAGCATCAAGCTCATTTCTTTTACCTACTACTTCAGATAAAAATACCATAGCTTTTAATACTTCAGTATCACGGCTAATCTCATTACCATTTGCTAATGTTGCATCTTTAAATGGATATGGTGAGAATCTAACTCTACCTACTTGGCCTGCATAACGCTCACCATTAGGATTATTCATATCTTTTAAGAAACCATTAAATTCTCCAGTAACAGGCTCAGACTCTACATGTAATGTAATATTATATGCATCTGAATCATAAGGTGTTTGGTCAAATGTAATAGAATTGATTTTGATTTTGTGGTTACCCACTCCAATAACTGGTTTGATGCTACCTGATCCGGCAGACATGTCTTTAGTACTTAACATAATTTACTTTTTTATTAATTATTAATTATTGATTATATTTTTCAATACAATCTTTTACAAATTGTAGGTCATTTGGAATAAACTTATCCTCAAACATACCCATAGGTGATTTACATGTGTTCTCTCCATTGTTTTGAGTTTCAAAACCATATTCAAGTTCACCATCATCATTTTTATTTACTTTACCAAATAATACTATAGAGAATAGTCCTTCTAAAGTTAGTGTATTGTCAATCATTTTGCCAATAGTTTTTGCTTTAACTTTTCTATTTCCATTTATATCAGTTGAATCTTCTGAGTGAGTTAAGAAAATGATAGTCAAATCTTCTCTCAAGTCTTTAGGAAGTTTTGCAACCATTGCTAAGTTAGCTGCAATCTGAGTGAATTTATCATAACCTTTCTCATTAGCTCTGTCAAAATATTCAAAAGAACTCATATACTGCCAATCATCTACTACTAATGTTTTGATATGGCTCATTTTTTCATCTACATGCTTTATTGCTTTTATTATTCCTGCACTTGATGAAGCTGATGTCAGATTACCTTTTGGGTTATCTTTACTAATTTGTGTGTATTTGCTTTTCCATCCCTGGAACGGTAATGGTTTGTTAGCAATGTTTATAATGAAAGTCTCTTTAGGATTTAATGTTCTGATTGAGGTAGACTTTCCTGTACCTGAGTCAGCAATTACTAATACGCTGTTTGCCATATTACTTTTTTTGAATTACGTTAATTAATTTATTTAATGTTGCATTTATTTCTGATAATGCGTTTATCAGCTCTGCATTGGAGAGGAGGGGAGCAGTGTCAGTGCTTTCATCTGGATTAGGCAAATCTGGATTTGCAAAATCTATTATAGCTTTACCCCTATTTGTTACATCATTTATAACCTTTAGTTCACTAACAGGTATAATGTGTCTCTGAAATCCTGAATTACTTGTTATGATTTCATACTCTTCCTGCCAGTGTGGATTATGTTTATGATAATATAGTGTCCTTTTTGGATCTTCTGTATCATAATCTATAGATACAAATTCTGTATATATATCTTCTCCTTTTTCAAATTCACTTGGAAAAAAGCTTACATGTAGCTCATCCTTTCCAGTTGGCCTGTAAGCCATCTTAGGTATGTATAATGCATTAATCTTTCCTTCTGTCTGAAAGTAATCTTCATGCTCTTCTCTTAGTGATGCAACCTTCTGCTTTCTTTCTTGCGGTGTTAGTCCCATCTTTTTTTTGTTATTTAAGTTTTTAGTATTTATCATCTGCGTTCTTGTTGTTGAGGTGTTGCCATTTCTTCTATTTGCATTTGTTCAAACTTAGCTTTGAAAAATGACATACGTGCATCACCATTTCTTGCTTTAAGAAAATGTAAAACCAATGTTCTATCATTTTCTATTATATATCTATCTGGTCCATAATATCTAATCTTTTGTTTAGCTGGGCGGTTGATACCTATTAACATATCTGCATGCTGTAGCATTGCATCTGAGCCAAATATATCTGACTCAAGTATATAGTTACCATACTTACCATCTATAGCCCTGTCCGGATTATCTATGTTTCTATTTAGTTGTGATAAAGCAATAAACAAACAAGGATAATCTCTTTTACACTGTGTAAAGAATTCACCTAACTCAAATAACATATCTAATGTGTTATTCTGGTATGGTGCTCTCTTGACTAACATTGTATGATCAAGTGTTATCATTGTATTTACTCCTTTATGCTGTGTCATATACTGATCAATTTGCTCACGCATCTGATTAACAGTCATAGGTGTACTAATTATATCAACCGGGTGCTTTACTCTTTCTTTAGCATATAAATGGCATTTATTTAATGTATCTGTATTTAATATTGATCCTGCACTACATAATTCTTTGTATGTTTTACCAGTTATAGAACTAAATTCTCTGATAGCTGAGGTTCTGCCTACCATCTCAAACTGAAATTCTAATACTCTAAACTTATCATTTGGATTTAAAGCAAATGATTCTCTAATGATTTGATCCTTAATCAGTGTCTTACCTGAACCAGGTCTACCACCAATTACTGTCAAAGTATTCCATTCTATACCATCAGTGGCAGCATCATTAAACTTAGGCCACGGAGTATAGATTGATTTCTCTTCTCCTGTTGACCTAGCATACATATATTTAAGTGCATCATTAAATGCAGCATATTGCCCAATCCATGATGGTTTATTTTTCATACAACGTTTTCTTTAAAGTGTTCTTTTTCTGTTTCTACCCCATCAATAATCATATCACAATAGTCAGCTAATGTAGAGTGTTTAACCCTATGCTTGTCTTGCTTTGATATAAAGTATTGACTTGTCTGCATATACATATATTCTGTATCTCTATATTCATTGACATACATCTTAGTTGCTTTGATTATCTCATCCCAACCATAGTCATATGTTTCAAAA